AGACGAGACTCGTCTGATGTCGTCCCCGGGAATACTTGCAGATTGATCTTGTCGAACTTCATGTATTGATAGATTCCCTTCCCATAGTCGCCGACAATATCGATGCCGAATTTCTCACGCGCGAGATCGAACGTGCTCTTGTACATCGGCAAACGGGAAAGGACGTCCACCACCTGCTTGTCGCCACGGGCCCCCCAAGGCGGCCGAAACTTGAGCATGCAGGCACTGGGCGCCAGCAAATTCACCCATATGAGCTGCTGCGCATTGTTCCACAGGATGTCAAGATCAGTCGGCATGTTTGCGCCGAGAATCCCACGGGATTCTCGGCTCTGCTTCCGCAGATGTTCCGCGGCCTCGGCCGTCGCGAACTCGCCGTGTTGCCTTAACGCCGCCTGGATGCGCTCGTCCGGATCCTTCATGTGCATAGAAAAGGTATTCGTCCGAATGTCCGAGACATAGAGCACAGGCGCCTTCTCCTTCAGGCGGGCCAAGGCGGTCGCCAGGTCGTTCGTGAATAAGTCCTCGATAATGTGGTACTTATACTTGGTGCCCGACCTGATAATCCGGTCGGCGATGTCCTCGGGCCTGGTGAGCAGGCCCGATACGTTGTTGAGGCGCTTCTTGGGCACTATTCGCGGTTCGTCGGAATCGGCGACTGGGGCATAGACGAGCTCTTCGCCCAATTCCTGCCGATCTGCGCCTCTATAGATCAACGTATCGGCGAAGAAGGCGCGCGGCGCGCCGCTGCTGGGCCCGCCGTATTGATTCTCCTTGTAGAAAATGTCGTGCTCATGGGGATCGATAAGCACCCAGGTAATATTCTTGAACATGTCGGCCAGGAAACCATCGTGGTGCCCCGGCGCCGATCCCGCGTAAACAACGTAAATAGGCGCGTCGAGGGCCCTCGCGCCGGCGACTTTCGGCAGATATTCGGTCAGGAACTGCACTTCGGAAAGGAACAACTTGAACTGGCCGATATGCAGGTTGCGCCTCGGGACCTGCCGACTCTTGTAGGGGATCATTTCCGGCAGCTTACTCCGCAGATCGCCGATCGTCACGAAGTCCGGCGGGTCCCTGGTCTGAACGCACCAATCTACCAGCCGAGCAACATCGTTCTTCGCCGGATTCGTATACATCTCGCGAACGGCGTTCCCGATGGGCGCCGGCGTCTTCCCCACATCCGGCGGCCGACCGCCGCTCCTCGAGCGCTCCTCGGGGCCCCCGAAGAACACTTCGAACAGCAGATACATGATCGCCGCGATAATCGCTATCAGCGACCCGATTATGGAATTCATTCCTATATGTCGCCACCTATATAGTTTGCCGCCAGCATGAATCAGTCAACGCTAATCGCCATCGCGATCGTCGTCATCATCCTCATCATATTCCTGAATCGCCGTGAGGGCTTCCTCTCGCCGGGCCTACTCGACCGCTCGAACCGCCTCCTTCATGTCCCCTATCACGCGCGCCTCCGAACAGAAAGTGGCGATTATCTCGGCGCCCGATTCGTTCCCTGCCTTCGCCAGTGGGTCCCCATGATCATGAAGCCCGAAGAGGCCGCCGAGCTCGGCAGTCGCGGGCTTGCCTACGTCGACATTGCGTTCGGCGGTTGGGGCCTATCCGGCGGCTATACGCTCAACTTCCCTTGCGGCGCGCTTCTGCTTCCCTTCCCGCTCATGAACGTGGCGGCTATCAAGCCGCGCTCCCCCGGCCCCGCCCTTGTCAGCGCGGGAATCACCTTATTCCAGATCGAACCGAAGCGCGGCGATACAAAAAAGGTGCGGATTGCGACCGCCACATTCACCGAAGATGAGACGCGCTACTTGGCCCGCGCCGACAGCGGCCGCCTCGTCTTCGCGACCGCAAGTGAGCCCCTGGTGCCGATCTGGTTCGCCTTCGAGGACGCCGCCGGCGATTCTGCCGCCAACGATTCCGCTAGCGCCTCCACCGACGCCTCCGCCGCCGCCTCCGCCTCCGCCGCTGCTGACGCGCCGGGCGAGCAGGGCGCCGACTAAGGCGCTCACATCGGCCGCTCCAGTGCGGCCGCGAAGCGCGCCGGATCCCTCCGCTGAACCAGCAGCACAATGCGCTTCAGGCTTACCGTCTCGACCTTCTCTAGATCTATCGAACCCACAAGCGCAATAAGCGCGTCAATGGTCGGCGCGGCAGCAATATTGATCCGCATCGCGATCATGTATGCGCTCTTCTCGGCATCGAGAGTCCCCGCGGCCAGTAGATTCGCCAGTATCACATCGAGCGCTCCTTTCATCCGCACCAGCGATTCGGCTGCCTGCGGCGCATCGGCGATCTTGATATAGGTAAGCCAGCCAACAAGAAGCCTAACACAATCGCCCTTTGTCGCCATGAAAATTGATTGGCGCTACAACCGTATATAACGCTCATCAATGATTCAGTCGGCAAAAACGCCGCATAATCAGCAACCTATGCGCTTCTATGCCGACATCTTTCACACCTTCTATCTCGCTACCCACGAGGACTTACGGAGCCTCATCGATCCGCAGGTAGCGCTCAACTTCCCGGCCGACCAGACCCTAACTGCCGCACAATACATCGCCGGCGACGCGGCGTCGCGCCTCGACCCCCTAGGCAAGAGCGCCCGAGGAGTCGCCAAACTCGCCACTGCCGTCCACGAGGCCCTAATCGCAGACATCCGAGTCAGCCCGCAATTTGCCGGCGGCCCGCTTCTCGCCGAGATGGAGGCGTGGGCCAGCGATGATCCGCCAATGGCGGCCCCCGGCGTCGTAATCGGCGTAATCGATTCCGCCGGCCGCATCGGCGCGCATATCATCAACGCCATCGGCGACCCCGCCGCGCAGGCAAGCGCCAAGCGCGCCGCGGCCGCCATGTACACCTTCCTGAAGCGCCTGGCCTCGGCAATGAGCCTCCACTCTTACTATACGGGAACCAAACCCTCACAGAAGGCCGCCGATCTGGCCTATTACGCGCATATAATTGGGGCCGGATCACTGCTGCGCGGAATCATCATCGCGCGCTGCGTCGGAGAGCAATAATCGCCTTTTTTCATATTCGTCAGCGCCCATATGCCGGAGCATCGAACTCCGCGTTGAAGACCGATAATCGCCTTTTTTCATATTCGCCGCCACCTATATACGAAAGCAATGCACGCTGCACTTATCGCCGCGCTTATTCTGTTGATTATCCTGATAATCGCCTTCCGCCCTGCACAATGCGCGCCAGACGGGCCTCCTTGCCCCACCTGTCAGTTCGCGCGCGGCCACTGGGTCCTCGGCGGCCGCGAGCCGCAGGGCTACCTGTACTTGGGCGCCGCGAAGGGCGGGCAGATGTCGGGCTACATCATCAATCTGGCCCCAAAGCAAGTGAATACGCCAATCACAATCAGCCTTTCTCCCCACTCCTCCGGGGCCGCAGCGCTGGGCGCCACAATCGCAATTGGCGCTTCTGATCCCCTCGAGATGCGCCTCGACTTCGCCCGAGGAACAATGAACTGGTACTCGAAGGGCGGCGACTATGCCCTTCTGTGGGAAAAAAACGTGTCCTACAACAGGGAAATAGGCGTCGACTGAACGCCATTTGGAGCCGCGCCGTAAGTATATCGGCGCCGACACAGTAGATTAAGCCGCATGTGTGTAGGCGAATCCTATTCGCCCGGTGCCGAACTGATCTCAATCCACAGATTGGCCCGCTTTCTCCGCGGCGGCGGGCTCAATCGATGCGCGATCATCATACTCCGGCCCCAGTAGCTGTCAGCGAGAAGTAAAGTTCAAGTTGGCCGCTTTCACTGGATCCCCGCGTTGGGCGCGCGGGCCTGTTGCTCGTGCTCCCCGCGCTGTAGGGTGGTTGTCGCTGGGCGATTTTTTTTCCGCTTTTTCTTCTTCTTTCCCGGCGCCGCTGGGGCCGGTGCCGCATTGAACTTGTTGAGCAGGGGCGCGTTCGCGATCTCCGCCGCCGACAGCCTCTCCCTCGGCATATAGCGCAGCCCTAGGCGCAAGAATTCCTCGATTTCCTCGCTGCTCATCTTGTCGACAATGTAGTTGAGCTGGGTGAATCGCGACACAGACATCTCCTTCACTTCGGGCGAATATCGCGGCCGCCCCTCGCGGTAGTATGCCGGCGCAAGATTAACGAAATCGTCGGGCGGGCGCCCAAGGAACTTGTAGAGAAGCACAAGGTGGGCATAAATGAGGTTGAATGTCTGGTCGGCGCTGCTCGAGTAATCGCCGTGCTCATCGCCGCCTCCGTCATCGCCGCTGCTCCCGCTGCTTCCGCTGCTCCCGCCGCCCCCGCCGCTCCCCCCGCTGCCCTTACTGTCGCCCTTATCGCCGCCGCCCAAACGCGAATCGAACGAGCTCAACTTGTCGTCGGATTCCGCATATACCGCCGCCATAAGCGCGCTATCCTCGTAAGTCATATCCAATTCGCCATGAACATCGAGCAGATCACGCCCAGTAAACATGAAGTAGACAACGAGCATCGCCGACCAGACGTCGGCCGACGCATCGAAGCGCTTCCCGAGGAGAATCTCCGGCGCGATGTAGGGCACAGTCCCCACGTACGCGGGATCGGCAACCCGATCGGCGATCTTCCGTACATCGCGCGATGTGCTGAAGTCGCAGAGCACCACACTTACATCGGCAATTCGCCCCGGGTCGATAACCGGCATTCGCCGGAAGAGAATGTTCGCCGGCTTAATGTCCGCGTGAATGATGTGCGCCGACGCCAAATACGCAAGCGCAAGGAAGATCTGCCTGGCGATCTTCGCCATCACGATCATGGGCAGAGCGCCCCCATGTGAATCAATGTAGCGCCCAAGGAAATGCTCGAGATCCATGTAGTAATTGGGCATCACCATGTACGGAATGCAGTAGCCGCGCTCATCGACCATCGCGCTCGCCTCGATAATCTCCGCTACATATTGACATTCCCTAAGCGCAGTCAACAGCCGCAACTCGCGCCGGAAATACTTCTCCGAGTCGCGCTCGAACACCTTCACCGCACATGACGGCTTCGTCTCGCCCGCGCGCGTCGCGAGATACACTCGGCAACAGGCACCCCTGCCGAGCTGCTTATCGAAAATGAATCCCTTCGGGGCAATCGCCATATGTTATCGATATAGTTATCTGGTTTCCTTCGAAGTGCGGCCCCGCCCCTCCGCGGAACAGGAAAAAAGAGCGCGCGCTACACCGCGAACTTGTACTTCGCCAGTGTCGCCCCGAACACCATACGGTTCCGAATTATCGCGTTGTAGAGGTGCATGAAGGTGTTCTTCTTCACGCCGCCAGCCAGCTTCTCCACGGACCCCGGCGAGACGTTCAGGCCGCGATGAACGATGAAGAACCATATCGCGCCGACAACCTTACTTACCGGCTGATTCTGCACGCACACGTGATTCTTAATGGCTAGGATCATAATCTCCATAACGAACTCCCTCGCCTCCTCGATGATCGCCTGATCCACCGAGGCAAGAATAACAGAGCAATAATAATCGGCGTATTGGCTCATGATGATGTTGTCCTGCGGAATAGATAGGACCCCTTTCGCGACCAGCGAGCGGAGAATGTCTTCCCCGCGGGAGAAGCCGTCGGACTTCAGGCGCAGGAAATTCGCCACTCGCCGCTTGTGGCGGATAATGCCCTCGCGAATGCCCACATAGTAGAGTATCGCCGCGAGGATCTCTCCTTTAATATCGCCGCGCCGAATGAATGGCGCCCCGTCCTTCGCGGATGCCTTCTGGATGTCGTTATAGAGCACCGATACGGCGTGCAGGATATAGTTGGGCATCCGCTGATCGTCGCTTGCGGCGCGGTTCTTGGCGAGCAGGAAGTCATATACCGCCTCGCGCTGGGACTTGGTCTGGTCGCTAGTCAGCGTGTATGAACAGCGGCGCCCGTAGGCCAGCTGCAGGCGCACACAATTGACGTTGGGGACATCACTCTTCTGCTCCTCATAGACGCGCATTCTCCCGCACTTCGGGCACACAAGGTCGCCATGGGAAATGATCATGACTTCCAGGCAATCCGGGCACTTGGGCGCCTCCGGCTCGCCCTCGATCGCGTCCAGCACGTCGCCAGCGGCGCCATCGGCCATTAGCTTCTCCCAGCCGCGCGCAGAAGCAGCAGAGGAAACGAATTCAGCGAATTGATCAGTCATGCCGAGTTAATGTGTCTACCACGGCACTTCAACTTTTCAATGGCGATTACCACCCCTCGTCGCGCCCTATATGGAGCTCAACTAGGGCCATTGATTCGTCGCTGTAATCGTAGTCCTCGTCGTCGACATCGAAGTCGGCTATCGAGAAGGGGTCGTCGGCCTGCTCTTCCTCTTCCGTTGCCTCTATTTCCTCGATGTCCGCGCCCTCGTCGGCGGAAATGATCTTTTCCTCGCGCATATCCTGCAGGAGGGCCGCATTGAAGCGCTCGGGCTTGAGCAGCATTGCCTCACGGCTCAGTATGTACTTCAGGAATGTGTCCGCGAATATGGAGCATATCTTTGCGCCGGCCTTCGACTTGCGGATCGCCATGAGTATCTCGCAGAACGTCTGCAGGCAGAATTCGCCGATCTCGCGCGGCTTGCGCCCCACGCAGAACGCCTCGAAGGCGGCGCTATAGGATTCCGCGGCAACCGAGGCAATGCCCGCCAGTTCAGGGAGCTCCGCCGTCGCCTTCTCGAAGACATCGCGCGGCATGCCCGCCTTCTCCTGCACAACGGCGACAATCGGCGGCGCGTGGCGCAGGAAGCGCTTGTAGTTCCTGAGGGAATTGTATTCGCCAAGAAGGCGCAGGATATAGCCGTTCAGCACGCCTATGCGCGTGTCGTAGCGAGTTCTCGGCTCCGGAGGGATATATGAGCCGTCGTGAATCGCCGACAGCGTTTGCCCGCCCTTTGCGCCGAGGCACTGTATCTCTCCGCGCGGCACGCCGAACTCGGAGGCGACGGCGACTACCGCGTCGAAGTTGAAGCTCCAGGGCGCCGCCTGCGCTTCCGCCGTCGGCGCCCCCGACGGCGCGGCTGGGCGCCCAGTGCTTTCGAAGCCCTCAACATCCATCGCGGAGAACTCCGTAAATACCGGCAGATACTTATCGAAGTAGGCGATTGCCTCCGGGCCCATATCGCTCATGCCCCCGAAGTAGCCGCACTTTCCGCACTTATTCTCCGCGTTCATCGTGTGAATGCCTTCGATCGGGCATCGCGTCTCGAAGAAGCGGAAGAAGCCGCGCCGAATCTCGATCATCCGCACGGCCTCGCGGGCCTTCGCTTCGTCGATCTTCGCGGCCGCCTCCGAGCGCACAACGCCGCATGTCGCGCACTTCTTGTCCGGAATCGAGTGCCGATCGGCAGGTTGCGCAATTGGCTCCCACTTATGGGGCCGCCCCTGCTCATCGTATAGGCGCGCCGCGCGCAGCCCAAGGAAGCGGATTCTGGGCGCCGTCGACATGATGTGCACGCGCCCCTGGTAATAGTATAGTTTGATCGCCGCTCTCACCCCGATCTCAGCGCGCGCAAGCAAGTCGCAAACAGCGCGGAAGGCAACGTGCTCGGCAGTCATGGGAATGCGCATACTTACGTCAAAGTCATGGGGAATCTTCGCCTCGGCGTAAACAGGCTTCGAATAGAGTTCCTCTTTCGCGTATCGCGCCATGAGCGCAAGCCCGCCGGCCGCGATTACCTCGCGCGCCGCCCTCATGGAGCCGCCGCTGGCCTTACTGAGCCGCTCGGCATCCTTATCGCTGAATACCGTGTTCTTCTCGGCGACGGCGATCAGGAACTTATGGGGCGCGCCCAACGCGCCCAGAGTCGAAGTCGCACGCTTCCGATCGGCGGCCCGCGCCTTCGTCTTCGCCTCCTGGACCCCGAAGTCCATCACGCTGGCCGCCCTCTCGGCGATCCAAATGTTCCGCGGGCCCGCCCCTTTGTCGATGAGCATCGCCTCCTTCATGAACGGCTCGGAAAGAGAAGTGTTGTAGAAGATGTACCCGAAGAACGGATCATACATTAGCCGCTGCCGATAGTCGGGCAAGTCCTCCGTTAGCTCCCACTTTGGCCCCGTGCGGATTGCCTTGAAGGCCTTGACTAGGTCGGTTATGATCTTGTCCGGAGTGAAGCTCGGTACATCGCGAAGGGCGATATTCTTCGTGCTCAGTATCTGCGCCTGCGCGTGGCGCAGTAGGTCGGCCTCCGATTGCCGATTGGGATCCGCGCCGACGAATTCAATGGGCATCTTGCTTGGCCCTGTCGCCAGGTGAATGAGCATGGCGTAAGTATAGATCGCTATGTTGATGCGCAGTTTCGACTTAATCTCGCTGGCCACGCTGGCCTTCGACATGATGATCTGCTGCTCGACCTTCGCGATGTACGGATAGAGCATCATGACAATATTCTTGATCGTCCGCGCCATGTCGACGATTCCCTTAATGTGCGCCCTATGGAGAGCCGTCATGACCTCCTCCCAAATATGCGAGCTGAGCTCGGGGTCGATGTCGTCGGCGTGCTCTGTCGAGTTATGCTCATCGTAGATGCGCGACCCGCGCAGCAATTCGCCGCAGATCTTGCAGTAGAAGACGTCGCGCTCATGGATGTAGTCAATGAACTCGGCGAGCAAGAGCCGCACTTCATTGAAATTCTTCCGCTCAATGTCCGCCTGAGCGAGGGCGACCGTATGGGGACATATCAGGGGTAATTTGCATTCGACGCACATGATCATCGCCGATGCCGTCGACGGCGACGCCGATGGCGCCTTGTACTTCATCACGTCCTCGAGGGCCGCGCTTATGGATTCCGGCGACTTTGCCGTGTGGAGAGAGGCAACGGCGCGCCGATGGCGGCACTTGTTCTCGGCCAGCATCTTGGCCTCGGCGACCTGCTTTTCGTAGAGCAGCTGCGCTTGCTTCTGCTCTTTCCTTCCCATCAGAGCCAGGACGGCCTCCGGAGTCGCCGCCGACCGCGGAACAATAATCCCGAAGTGGGTCGCCGCGATGGTCGCGAATGCATTCAGCATATTGGCCCTCTCGGCGCGGACCCGCTCCTCGGCGACCTTCATGCGCACGGTGGCCCTATTGAGGTCGAACATCGCCCACGCGCTGCCTGTCGATCCGACAGAATGCGCGAGCGCCATATACAAGTCAAGTAGCCCGAGCGCATAGAAAGTCGCCATTACGTTGGTCGCGAATGAGATGTCGAGCGCGAATCCCGCGCGCTTGGCCGCGTCAATGAGGGCGCCCGGGGGCGCCGATCGCGCGACGGCGACGATCACCGTCGCGGGCGCCGCCGGCGCAGGCAGCAAATGCGCTACATTGCTCGGCGCGTACCGTAGAACGTTGTGGAAACGGTGATCGTACACCAAAGTAAGATGCCTGATCAGACTCTTCGCCAACTCCACCATCCCCCCCATCTGCGCCACGTGATCCCGAACGACAAGGTCGATGACGGTGGCCGAGATATCGGCCGGAGAGTTCGTCTTGAGCTGCTCGTTGCCGGCTATGCCCGTATCCAGCAGGATCGAGGCGATTTCCTTGAACTGCACGGTTATGCCGGCTACCGGCGACGGGCCGGCGGAGATCGCCGCGGCCCCCGGGGCCGTCTGAATCGGTATCTCGCGTTTCTCCGCGACCTTCTTGATTCGTATCTGCTGCTTGAATTTCCCGCGCCTTACTTGCACTACGCGCATTGCCCGAAGTAGATCGGCCAACGAGGCCCCCTGCTCGATAACAGGCACAACAAAGGGCACCTCGCCCCCGAACAGGTCGGCGCTCTGACCGAGATGCACGGCCTGCCTAATGATCAGCGGCTCCAGCGCCTGGTTGCCGAATGCGTTCTTGTGGGCCATCTGTTCGCGCACTATCTGGCCATACGAAATGAACATCATCATGGGCATCACGGCGAGTGCCTTGTCGACTTGATCGCCATGCGCAATGATGTCGGAAAGCTCCTGGAAAAAGATCTCCAAGTCATGATCGCTCAGGCTGCGGAGATCCACGGCAACTGGCGCGTCATAGTAGACTTCAATCGCGTCGCCGCCGATAATATCGTGGTCAAGATACAGCTCCTTATCGAATCTGTCGCCCATAGCATTGCCCAGTCGGCCTAGAAAATTGAACGCGCGAGTATTCCTATATAAACCCACCGACTAAGAGTATCAAACGCAAATGGCTGAATTCACGCATGTTGAGCGTAAGAATAGACGCGGGAAGCGCGGAGGCCGCCGTGTGCGCCAAGCGCAGGCCGAGTCAAAGATATCAATGGGGACTTCCATATCGCGCCCAGCCAACGACACATACGTCGCCGGAAGGGTCGCGTGTCCACCTCGCCCTCCTCGCGCGGCCCCTTTCGACTCCACTGCCGCCAAGGCCATCGGCTCGGCGGCGGCGCTGTCGGCGGCTGCGGCCAAGGAATTCGCGACGCTCGCCGATGAGCCGATCACTGACCGTGTTATTTCGGCCGTCCAGAATTACTTCCGCGCCTTCGGCATTACGCTGAAGCACGAGCCGCACTTCGAAAGCGGCCTTGCGCTTCTGGCGATCGACCGCTTCTGCTACATGCCGGATGTCCAACTGCATCGCGAGCTGAATGGCGCCGTAGTCGACATGTTCAACGGATTCAAAGTGCTGCTCAAGCATGACGATATATCTACTAGTCCGGCGGCAATCGACTACGCGCTCGAACATATCGATAACTACAACGTTCACCGCGCGGTCGACGGCACTCTTGTTGCGCTTTACTTTGCTGAGCGCTGCGGGCGCTGGAAGATGAGCACAACGGGGGCCTTCGATGCCGCGCGCTACATGTGGATCGGGCCCAAGACCTACGAACAGGTCTTCGCCGAGGCCGCAGGCGCCGTTAATCCGGAGCTGGTATCGCGCGAGGGCGATCGTGCCCCGCAGTTCCGCTGGGAATTGCTCGACAAGAAGGCGATCTACACTGTGATATTCAGGCACAGCGACTTCCACCCTCTGGCCGCCGACCGCGACGGCCTATGGGTCGTTTCCGGCCCCGATATCCCGGGGGTCCCCAGGCAGTCGCCGCTCGAGGCCGCCCCGACGCCGGTTGCCCTAATGGAAAGTGTGAACGACGCGCTGACCGCGTATTTCGGCTCCGGCGGCAAGGAGATCAATTACGGCTATATTCTGCGGGCCCGCGAAGACTTCGTCGCGACCGCAAGCGCCAATGGCGCAGGCGTAGTCTTCATCGAGAGCGCGCTCCACCGCGCCGTCCGCGTGCATGTCTATGATCTGCCGAAGAATGGCGATTATGGTATTCCCGAGAAGTATGAGCGCACGTGGATGGCCTCGCGCTCCCTATATCTGCGCACGTGGCTCTCCTTGCGCGCCTATCTATCGTTCAATCGGCGCAGTGAGCATATAGCACTATTCCCGGCCGCCGCTGACCTTTACAAGAAGTTCGACTTCATTACGGCGCGCCTTAGCAAGCGCATCCCGGCGATTATGCGGGCCGCCGCGAAGAGCATGGATGGCGACGATGCGGGCAACAAGAAGCAGGAGTATACGACCACTCCCCAGGAGCTCGCGATGGGGCCCAAGCCCATCGGCGTCAAGCTCTTCGGCTCCGCGTTCGACGGCATTGATCGCGAAATAGAGGCAGTCGCCCTCATTGTCGCCAGGGAGCTATCGGCGAATCGCCAAATGAGCACCTTCTCCCCGCACGCAATAAGCATCATCAAGGACCAGCTAATGAATATCGCGAACATCGGCCTTTACATGCGCATTATGATGGCCGATAGGTAAGCGCGGGCTCCCTCGCGGAGATATTTTTTTATTTGTCGCGCGATATATACGCATTTCCGCAAGATGTCGGCAAGAGATGATAAGGGAGTTCTCAATCGCCTGAATCACGCCCGCGGGGCAAAGCAGTTCATGCCGAGGGGATATAGGTCGGCCCGTATGGTCTGCGACTGCACTTACGGCCAGCCGAGCTACTGCCTATGTGCGGGCCTGATGACGATCGACGCCGACCTAGGGCCAACCGGCGTTCCCACGCCGTATCGGCGATCGAAGATTCATATTGCCTCTCCTTGCGAGATGGCCTCGCTGAATAGGATCCGCTTCTACATGTCGAATACAAGGGCATAAAAATGAACGGCATTAAGAATAACACTTATATACGCGCTTTGCGCATTGATCATGGAACAGATCTGGCAATCGACCGATCCCACTACGACCGCAATATACAAGGGCGCGGCCGTTAGCGTAGATCGGCAGGACGACGCTGATGACGCCATTGGCGCCGATAGCGCCGATTGCCTGGACGCTATGGGCGTTCCCGATAGGTTCAGGAACGATCTCTTCTACAATATCGCTGAGGCAATCGCGGCCGCGGCTGAAGCGAGGGAACGATAAGGAAAAAATAAGGGCGTGAGGAAGATTTGACAATCTCCCTCCCTCGAAGCGAATGTTATTCCGTTTCCATTCCCTTAATTTTTTCGGAGGGATCCCTTAATGGGTTTCCTCCTGAAAGTTATATATTTGGCGCAGGTATTCGTCCGCTTGATGATCTCCGAGTGGAGTTGGCTCATCAAGGTACGAATCTCCGCCTAATCCGTATGGCTGCACCTCATGCGCAACTTCCGAATTTATAAGACCTACCATCTCAGAATACGAACTGAGATAATTCCCGTACGCGTCCACTAAACCGTCGGTTACTTGTAACTGTGACATTATGAATAACTAGGATTAAATAATTCAATTTTTTCTGTGCCTATATAATGGGCGACGAACTCGATACCACCAACTATGCACATGTTATCTTTACATCCGTCAAGAACGGCACCACGAACAACTATGCGGTGCTCCTCGTCCGGATCCGCCCGACTATCGAGCAAACCGCCGAAACGATGATATTGGCCACCGGATTCGTAATGCAATCCGCGGACGGCGAGTTCCGCGGGCATGCGCCCTCCTGGGCGAACGTCGAGCAAATGATGAAGGACCCGCAGATGGCGTATAACTGGGAGAAATTCGAGACTATCATACTGAACGAGCTGCGGGACGCAACCATTGACGAGCTGTACTTCTTTCCCAGCGCCATGAAGGAGGCCGCGCGCAAGCCAATACGCGAGCTAATAGGCGCGTCGCGAATCGCCGTCAAGGCAATGTGCGTCTATCTCACAACCGTTATTGAGGCCCAGGCAATGCTAAGGGGCGCTTCCCGCGAGGAATGTAATGTTGACCAAATCAAGTGGCTGGAGCCGGTCAGCAATCTGATAGACATCTACGACGCCGTATGGCGGGAGAATCCCGGATACATGCGAATATGGAAGAACTTCTACGGGTCCCTGCACATCCCGAAAGTGGGCCTCAAGATCGAGCCGCTAACCATAAACGAGGCCGCAAACATGGAGAACGTTCGCTACCGAGCATGGCGCGAAATATACGCAAATAAGGCAACGAAACGGTCTGCATTCCTGGTCGGCATGACGCCGAGATATACGCCCTGGCATGTATTCCATGGGGCATGTACTGAGGCCTTCCAGAACCCCCGCCTGCGCGCGAAATACTACCGCGGGCAACTCGCCGAAAGCGCAATGGAGCACCTGATCGAGGCCGCCAGAATCATGTCGGAGGGAAGCGTGCCGGTGCCCAAAGCCGGCATGCCGCGGACGGCCGACATGGAAGCCGGGGCATTTGCCGACGACATTCGGCGATCCGCCGAGGAGGTGCTCAACAATGTGCGGATGTCGAACGTCGCCATATGCGTGCTTTCCACAATCATGGGCGCGCCCCTTTCCCGCCTTTCCTCCCTTTGCAATATTGATCCCGATAGGCGGCGCTTCGTCGATTCGCCGGAAGAGCAGCATATGACGTCCTTTGCCGCGCTGCTGATGTTCGCCTTCTGCGCGCTGCATCAAGTCGCGGGCGTCATCCACGCCGACGCCCACACGTCGAACATCTTGATTCGGCGAACCAGCGGCCGATCCGAAATAGCGATCGCCCTCATGGGCAACCTATACCTAATCAAGACGCCCAATTTCAATCCGGAAATCATCGACTTCTCGAGGGTCATTATTCCGATGGAGAAACTAGGTTCCCCGGCCGAGTTCGCCGGCCTATTGGCGGCGTTCGTCAACCGCGCATGCCCGGAAGTATACGGAACACACACGAAGCTCATTAACGAGCTCATTAATGAGGACCCCGGGTCGGCCTTCCGCATATTTGCGGTCCTCGATATCATGCAGTTCCTCGACATGATGACGGCGCTCTACAGCGAGCGGAAGCTGCCCGCCGCAGCGAGCTTCTTTCTTGACGCTAAGTCGCGGATTACGAGCGCCATCACTTCGCAGCTTCTCAACTGGCGGGAGAAGCGCCTCGCGGCCGAATGGACCGATAACATCGTCATTCCGCATATATTCGCGCGCTTCATCGTGTCGAAGGCCATAGAGGTGCCCGCCGGCGCGCTGAGGGTGGACGTCCTTCAATCCGGCCGTTAGGGAAAGTTGAATGGCGTTGGGCGATTAGAAGTACTGTGCGGAATATATAGCCCGCGAATAGAATGAAATTCTGCGCAGTCTGTGCACTTCGTATGGAGCGCGTTCAGGCGCCGGACGCAAGCGTGTCATTCGTGTGCGCCAAGTGCAAGGCGATAATCGCCGGCGGCGACGAGGATACGCTGTGGGCCGAGTCGACGAACACGGGCCGCGGCGATCTCAAACACGAGATATTCCTGAGCCGCGCGGCCCACGATCTCTCCGCCTCGAATGTCCCGATAAAGTGCGCCGACTGCGGGCGCGCCTACATGGCGCTGGTGCGGATTGGCCAGGCGGAGAAGATCATGTACGTATGTAAGTGTGGGGCGCGCGTTGTGCCCACGGGCGGAATAGGGAAAAAATAAGCGCGGAACTGCTCTCCGCCTCCACTTGCGGCGATTCTTTTTTCCTTCATATCGGCATCGAGTGCGTCATTTCGTTCGGCGACCAGAGCTCAATATACGTAATAGGACGGCCTCCAGGGCCATTCCGCAGAGTGCCGACTGGCCGCCGGAGAATAAGGGGCGTCTTGCGCGCGGCAAGCTCCAGCCGCGCGATTTCGATTGGGTCGCTAACTCCGGGCGGAATAGGGATCATCGCCCTCCCGGTCGCCGCTATGTCGCTCGCGCGTATGCTGATCAATTCGGTCATTTCCATGCGCCCGAGCACATGAGACGTGCGCCTATGTTCGGGAGCAACAATGATATGTTCGCGAGTCTCCGGGGGAATTGCCGGGTGCTGCGGCTCATCGGCGCCCACCGCCGCCGCGGACTCGGGTTCCGATTCCGTTCCCTCGGCGTCGGTGTCAGTCTCGGCCTCAGCCTCGGTATCTGCCCCCGCGCCGTCCTCGTCCCCGATCTCGGCCCCCGTTTCGGCCTCGCTGTCGCCGTCGCCCTCTTCGTCTTCGATCGCCTCCTCGGGCACAATCTTTTTCTTCTGCTTCCGCTTGCCTTTCGCGCGAGACTCCGGCTCCATCTCGGGCTCCGATTCATCCGCGCTCTCATGATCGTCCATTGTACTCGTATATAGTCCCATATACTTTCAAATTTGCCTCACGATGGAGTACATTTACCGCCTCGCAATCAGGATCATCGACACGTTCAATGCCTATTGTGCCCGCCGCAATATCAGGCGATGCGCCGCCGCAGCGGCACAGGGGCGCTCGATTACCGCTATGCCGTGCGAAAGTGCCATTGTTGTCTACGATGATCAGGATACGCCGCCCGCGGATATAACGCGCCTCTACAACGAGTTGGCGCGGCAAGGCGCCCTGTCGTCGGCGCGACTAGCGAAATTCATTGGCGCCGCTGGCCGCCCCAGTCTAGTCCGCGTCGTCGCCCGATTCGCGAATCGGACCCTCCTGGTCGCGAATCTCGCTTCCGGCGAGGCCACGATCGACTTGGAGGCCGGGCACGCCGAGACCCTGCCGAAGGTGCCTGGAGCGGTCTATTTCTGAAATCTCTCGGCCGGATTAACGCTTCCTCAATCTAAAATCCGCCCATTACCATATAGTACGCCTTTCTGAGGGACATGGAGAACGCGGCAAACGCATCATACTGCGATTCTGCGTGCATTGCGACTGCTGACGAAATAGCCAGCACTATACGCAATCGCAACTACCATGCCCTCAGGGCGTTCATGGGGGGCCTCAAACCGCTCCCCAATAAGTCGCCGCATAACCTCAATGATGTCGCTGCTCGCCGCATCTACAGCATGGACCCTGGCCAAATCGGCGATTTCTTTTCCCTTCTCGAAGAGTGCCGCCGCGAACAATGCGTTCTGCATCTTGCCGAGCACATAACGGATGATCCGGCGGGTCTGATGATCGACTTCGACAGGTATCAATATTCGAGCGAGAGGGAATTCAAGCAGGCCCACTACGACGCAATTATCGAGGTCGTCGTGAACTGCATCCGTTCGCTCTCGGCCGACCTATCTCGCGCGCGGGCAGCGCTTCGGCCGACCAACATATTCGACGACGGCGCGCTGGCCGCCAACGAATCGGACAATTCGCCGCCCGCCATCAGCGCCGCTATCAGGGCGACGTTCTTCTTCATCATCAGGCACGCGCCAACGCTCGTCGAGACGGGCTCATTCGCGCAGGGAAACGCGGTCTATAAGGACGGCATCCACATACTGATTCCCGACGTGTGGCTGCCGAAGTCGGCGCGGCGCTTCATCGTACATAAGCTCGGCGAGGCCTGTCGCTCTATCTTCATGGGCACGAAGGGCGCCGAGTCGCCGGAGAAGATGGTCGACCACGCGTCGCCCGGAGTCCCCACGCACTTCATCGGGTCGTGTAAGGTCGAGGGCATCCCCTACCACCTCGAATACGTCGTCGCCACGTCCATCGGGGCCGAAAGCTTGCGGACAGTGCGCTTGCCCATCGACGAACTCAACAGGGGAGTCGTCTCGGCGGACCTGAGCACGATCATGCCGCCAGGAAGCGAAACGCAAGTGAAGCAGCCGATCAACGTCGCCTATGAGGCGTGCCTGACTTTCCGGCTCGATCAGATCAAGGGCGTCCGCACTTGGCTGGATAAGCGCGAGCTTGAGCTTGCGCCGGAGGCCATCGCCGGCCTCGAGAGGTTCGCCGCCCGCCCTGCTGCCCGCGAGCAGCAGGATGACGACCGGGACATCCACGAGCAAGTAAGGGATCTGGTGAATCGCGACTGGGAAGCGCGCATTCTGAGCGGCCTCCTCGATATTCTCGACGATTCGTATGCCGTAGAATATGATAAGTGGCTCCGCGTCTTGTGCGCCGTGAAGAACACTAACGGAAAATACTGTCCTCTTGCGAAGTTATTCAGCACGCGCGGAGGCGCCAAGTGGGACCCCAGCGGCTTCGAGCGCACCTGGAACAGCCTCGGCGCCGCCGGCGGCACGCGGCTGACGATCCGGTCGATCCACTTCTGGGCCCGCGAATGCGACCCGGCCAGATACGCCGATATTCAGTCCCGGAATGCGGCCGAATACCTGAAGCGCCAGCTCATGAGGCACGCCGGGCGCCTCGAGCATTCCCATATCGCAGAGGCCCTCCACATGCTTCTTCGGCAGAACTATGTCGCCGACGTGAATCACGGGTGCGCTGGCTTCGACCAGTGGTACGAGTTCGTAAGCGACGCGGCGCCGGGCTCAGAATTCGAGATCTACAAGTGGCGTCCCCAGCGGTCCCCCTTATCCATGCACTTGTATATCACCCACCAGATCCCCGAGCTAATCTCCAAGGCGCATCGCGTCATCGACAACATGTACGAGGAAGCTAATTTGCCGGAAGCAAAAAAGGAGTGCCTGAAGGCGGTGCTCAAGGCCATCAACGGGACCGAGCTGAAGATGTACAATAACAGCCAGCATATGGGGATAATTAAGCAGGCCGCCTACATCTTCAATGTCAAGAACTTCATCGACTCGCTCGATCAGGAGCCGTTCGCGATCGGCGTCGGCAATGGCGTTCTGCAGTTCTGGGACCCGCAGCCCACCTGGACGCCGAAGCTGATTACGACTTTCCATGAGCTGCGCATTTCCAAGTTCACCAAGGTGCCGTTCGCCCCATACCGCGCCGACTGGCCAGAGGCGCGCATACTGCTCAAGGCCTATCACGACATCTATCTAGAAAATGATGTCTGCGACTTCATTCTCCTTTATCTCTCTACCTGGCTGGATGCGCGCGATGCGTGCCGGCGAATAGTTCTCCTCGGCGGCGGAGGCCGGAACGGGAAGAGCTTCTCAATGCGCATGGCGCAGGCGGCGCTTGGCCACGATTACGTCAAGTCCCTGAGGATGCAGCTGCTCACGGGCAAACGCGAGAAGGCCCGGGACGCGAATTCCGCGCTGATGATGCTCAAGGGCGCCAGAGGCGGCTATTTCGACGAGGCGAATCAGGGCGAGGAGATCAACCCCGCGCGCATGAAGAGTATTGTTTCCCCGGGCATTCAGTCGGCGCGCGAACTGTATTCGACCGAGGAATCGTTCCGGAACACGGCGAATCTGGTGGCGATCTCGAATTATCCATTCGTGATCAACTCTACCGACAACGGCACCTGGGACCGCGTCCTGTACTACTTCGTCAAGTCGCGCTTCGTGCCGAACCCGAATCCGACGAACCCGCTCGAGAAGCTGGACGATCCGAAGTTCGGCGAGTCTCGGATTACGGACATGAACTATTGTCAGGCGATGCTCGCCATTCTCGTTCATTACTATCAGATCCTGCAGAACCGCTTCGGCGGGGACATAGGCCGAATTCCCGTCCCGACGATCGCCTCAGAGACCCTGACTTTCCGGAACTCGCAGGACCCCCTCAACAAGTTCATTGTCGACTACTTCATCAAGGCCGCTTCGGCCCGCACTTCCCTCCGCTCGGCCATCGATAAGTATCGCGACTGGTACCGGCGCGCTTATCAGCGGCGCCTCGACGACGATGAGGCGAGCCTCACCGCCGCCTTCGAGAACTCGCGCATAGGCACGGCAGTAAGGTCGGGCCCCGATAGCGGCTACATTGACGGCTTCCGCATGAAGGACCGCGAAGGGGAACCCATCGGGCCCGGCGAAGAGCCGGTCGCGATTACCGCCCGTCCGCGCACATTCGCCGAGATTCGCGCGCACAACGCGCAGTGGGCGCCCCTGGCTTGAGGGCGCCGATCGGCGGCGAGATTCCCGCTCGCCTCCTTCTCATATCGCGTTCATTCCGAACCGCAATTCGCCGAGACCCGCGCGCCTTCGTTTCTCTTTCTTTTTTCATATCACAATCGTCCTGAACCGCACATCGGCGGCCCCAATGATCGATTCGCGAGGCCGCCATGCCGTCTTGTCGAGCGGCTCGAAGTACGCGGCATACTTACCGAAGAAAGGCGAACCCTTCAGCTGCACGGCGTCGATTTGGTTCACGATGTGCTTCACATCGCTGCCGAGCATGTTGAGCATCCGGTGGTATTTGATGATATTCTCCATAAGCAATATGCGCGTCCTATATAGCCAATGTCAAGATTTCGGCGCCTAACGACAATCGCCGACTGCCGCAGCGCCATGAGCGGCGCGCAAACTGCGCTAATTGCCTTTGTCGTGAAGGGCGACGTTCCATGTAATATAGCTATGGGAATCCTTTCCGCCGCCAGCTCGCGCTATTCGCGGACCAACTTCTATTCCGCCGACGCGAACACCATCGGCCGAGCAATATTAGGCAACCTGGCCTTCGTGCCGACCATCATGGTCTACAGGGGCGGCCGATGCCTGGCGGGCATAATCGGCACCGACACGAAGGCAATCGAAGCGGCGCTCACGGCGCACTGTAAGTGAAAAAAGAAGCGCCGCGCTAATTCGGGCCGAACGCCTGCGCGTATCGCGCGACCAGCGCCGGGGCCAGCCCAATGTCGGCAACGAGGCGCGCCGCGATTGCCTCTCGATCCCGATTAATGCGGATACTCGGCAGCTGAGCGGCAAGTCGCAGGCAACTTTCCCGAATGTCATCGGCGCGCGCAGCTAATATTTTTTTCGCTGTCTGCGGCGGCTGCGGCGCGTTCGCCGGCGGCGCCTGGATGGCCCTCAACGCGCGGGCGGGCCCGTAGCCCGGGACTCGGGGCGCGTAATCTGTACCGATTATGGCGCAGAAGTCGACGAACTGATCGGGCGTCAGCTCAAGGGCCCGCAAGATAGCGGGCAGTGAATATTCGATCATTTCCCCGGGCTTCGGCGAGACCCGAAAGCCAGTCATCACACTCGCCGCGCCCATCGCCAAAGGGTCGAGATCCTCGCTGATTATCGTTCGGGCGATCTCCATGCGGCTCAGGGCCGCCAAGTATTCGTCGGCCTCGCGCGGCGCGTCGACGCGCGGAATCCCGAGTATGTCGAGCGCCGCCTTGAACGCGTCGATAAGTTCCGCGCCAATGTGGAGCCCGCCCTCGCGGCGCGCCTTCTCCTCGGGCGGCACGCCGTCGAACACGTAGATCGGCATTATCCGATGCTCGATCAGCGCCTTCGCCCGGTTGAGCAGCGGCCACAGCGCGATCCGCTGGGCGCTGTCGGCGCCGCCAATAGCATGCGCCGCCTGATGTAGCTGAATCGACGCATCGACGGCGACAACAGCGCCCGCAAGGTCCCTCAATGTGGCCGATGTAAGGGCGCCCGGAAATCGAGCGCCGAGGAACTTGGCCAATCCGCGAATGCCCATTACTGCGTGAACAGCGAATCGTTGGCTATATATCCGTCCAAGATACTTACATTCGCGGCCTCCGCGTTGTAGATGCCGGTATCGAAGTCGAAGATGCTCATTAGCTGATCATATAGCACATAGCGCGGGCGAGTCTCCTTGGCGAGTGCGGGCATATTCATCTCGATGGAGCTGACCTTCATGCCGGTTTGCGTCCGATACTCGCCGGCTTCGTCGTCATACTCGATCAGATTAAGACGATACCCTTCATGAACGCAGTGCTTATAGCGCACTATCATATTCATAGTGTCCGCCGCGTCGCCGTGATGGTCCAGCATGCCGGGGAATGCATATATATCGATGCCTTGGGCAAGCAGCGCAGTGATCATATCTTCGCGCAAGTTCACGTACTCGAGCAAAGTGCCGATCGCGATGCTCCGCTGATTACACCATTCCGTGAACTTGGGCAGCGCAGTGCTCGGGTCCGCATCGGCGAGCATCCTGTCTACCGCCCTCGAAAGAATAATTCCGTCCATGAACGTGTCGCCAGTCAATAGCCGCCAATGCCACAAGTCCGCCGGGTCGGCGCCGATAACATCATTGTAGAGGATGTCGAGCCGCAGATTGAGCTTGTCGGTCCCGGCCTCCTCGCGCTCCGTTAGCTTTGAGGAACCGAGCATAGTGTACGCCGCGACAGCAATGAGATCGAGCGGCGAATATTCCCAGGCGAATCCGGCCATGACCATCCGGAAATTCTCCGCCGTGAACACGGTCCCCACGGCGACCGCGAGGCGCCCAAGGCGCGTCAAGCCGAGGTGTGATCCGGCGCCCGCCGAATCTAGCGGCCCCGATCTCGGCGCGCTTATGAACGTCTCGGCGTCGGGATTGAACGGGGGCGCCTCTGGGCTTATCAGGCCAAGCGCATACAGCCGCTCGAGCCCGTCGAGCAGCAGGTCCGGCACCGGCAAGTCGACGAGGTCCATATCCCCCACGGAAAAGTACGGGCTCTTCACGCCCACCGACTCCTTCATGCGCTGCTGCTCGAGCATGATCTGCATCAGAACCGGCGTGATATTCTGGGTCATTATCTGCGGATAACTCTCTTTCGCCAGCATATTACTAGTTTCCTCCGAATACAGCGGATACACGAATCCCGGCCGCTTCCTGCCGGCGCGCCCGTAGCGCTGGACTAGCTGCGGCAAGGAAGCGGGGCGCGAGATTACGACATTTATCTTGTTGAGCGGATTGTATTCGGATGCGCGATCATAGCCGCTGTCAACGACGTACTTGAGGCCGTTAAGCGTCAGCCCTGTCTCGGCGACATTGGTCGTCAATATCACGCGCCGAATCGGCGTAATGACGCGGACAACTGCCGCCTTGACCGCCG